GCTGAGAGTGGTCCACTGCGCCGGATTCAGAATAAGGATGTTCGGCGTATAGTTCAGCGTCTCGATATGGTTCTTTACCTTAAGAACAAAATCGATAAGCGTATCACCCTTTGCCACGCCGGCCGCTGTCGCATTGTCTGATACGGTAGTAAGCAGTCCCGGCAGATTCGGTGAAGTGCCATCGCCATTCAGAATCTGCGCCTCGATCGTCTTCCTGAGGCCGACAAGCAGCTTATTCATGATGTAAGACGCGACCAGCGGCGCATCCTCATAAGCCTGCCTGGTAAGCCTGACCCAGTGTGCCACAGTCTCGACTTTGCAGTTTGCAAGGCTGAAAGTGAATGCTGATTCAGGCTTCGGTGCGGCCTCAGCAACGAACGCCGAGTTATTGGTTACACTGCTGGACTTCAGATATTCGACCATGTTTGAAGCAGTCTGCACAGTCGGAATGAGATCCTGGATCTTTGTGCCGGTGTCGTCAGGAATGCCGACAAACGCGCCCTGGGCGGGGGGCACAATGGAACCGCGTGAAACGCTGTTAGACGCCTGAGAGCCGACAGCATCCTTAAATGACAGCCTGAAAGACTTCTGCTCACCGGAGAGCATGGACTTATACCCCGCGGATTCAATAAAAGTCTGTCCGGCAGTCTTTACCTGGGCAGGGGTGCCGGCCGCGTTCTCATGGTGCGCCTTCTGCAGGACCTCATTCAGATCCTTTGCGGCCTTTGCCTGCTCATCTGCAAGATTCTTGATCTTCTCATCAATGGCAGCCCTGGAGGCCTTTACATCAGTCTCCACCGCGGTGATCTTATCGCCAAATTCCTTAATCGCGCTAAGCAGCTCGTTATTGTTCTCTTCCATGTTATACCTTCGTGTATTTGTGAATCAGATCTATAATTTCCTTTTCAGCCGCCTTTGTCCGCAGGGCGTCGCGCTCAGCAGTAAATACAGCCTTGAGGCCGGAAATGAATTTTTTAGCCTGTTCACGCGAAAAATAACCAACATCACGCAGGTACTTTTCAGCGCTCTTGTAATCCTTTATCGATTCTACATCAAAACTCTTTACACTGTCAATCCTGGCACGCTCATTGCATGGCATTGCGCAGATGCTAATCTCCATAAGATCATCAATCGTCTTAAAATCAAATCCGCCCGCGTCATTATCCTCCGCCCCGTCAGGGCTGAAGGAAAAGCCGACTGAAAGCCCGGACATGCTGCCGAATTTTAACGCGCTGTAAATCTCTTTTCCTGATTCCAAATCTGTATTTACGCGGCCTGTAACATACAGCCCGGTATCATCGCTCTTGATACTGTCCCACCTGCCGCAGGGCACTGACCAATGATCATGGCTGAAAAACATTACGGGCATGACACCTGATTTTTCAATCTTCTGTAAAACCGCATCATAGCAGCCCGGCAGCATCACATCACCGGACAGATCCGGGTTGTTGTAGGTACTTGCATAACCGGAGATCTTACCGGTTCCATCATCATCCGCGGTTAACGCGGTTTTATAAATAATGTTCCTTTTCATGCTTAATTTTTCTCCGGATTAATGCTGTTCATTGTTCCTTCCTGGCTCGGCGTTGTTTTCCCAAGTGTTTCGAGCGGCATCAGGTTGCTCTGTACTGTAAGAGAATCCGCCTCAGGGATATCGGACGGGTTCCAGCCTTCGGCGTTTCGAATCTCATTTCTTGACCGCAGACCGTTCTGCACCTGTGTAGCGTATATAGTCGCGCGGGCCTGATCATCGGCGCGATTAAGTTCTCCAAGGCGGAAACGCACCTCATGATTGTGCCGCTCGTCTTTTGTCGCTACCCTCTTCATGAGCGCTTTTTCCGCAGAAACGCATAACGGCAGGATAGTAGCCTTATAAAACCATCTTTCAAGCTTTTCATAGTCCCCGGATTCGGCACCTACAAGTGCGGGCGGAACCCCGAACCAGCGGCAAATCTCAGTAGTTGAAAATTTGCGTGTTTCCAACAGCTGGGTATCCGCGGGAGATAAGGCCATAGCGTGAAACTCCATGCCGCAATCCAGGACCGCTACACGCTCGCCGGACGCCTGAAAACTCTTTGCAACGCTGATTTTCTGCTTCTGATTTAATACCTGATTCGGAGTGATAACGCCGTAAATCTTGCCTTTGTCAACAAAAACTTTTATAGCGTTTTCCTGGGCTGATATAGCTTCCGTCAGGGTGCTGCGCATATACTCAATAGGTGATAATCCTATAAGACCGTTCCCGATCCCCTTCCAGTGCATTATCTCATCAGACGCGTATCTGATGATCTTGCCGTGTCTGTCGGTATATTCATATACTATACTGTTATCGTTTTCGCGCTTGACATTCATTTGATCCGCGGAGAGCGGATAGAGTATATACGCGGTCCCGTCTGTCTTCCTGATGATGTGAGCATAGGCATTTCCCCGGAGCAGACGATTCATGCACATTGTCTGCCAAAATTCGAAGGAGGTCATATCCTGATTGGGGGACGCGTTAAGCACAAAATCAAGATTACATTGCCTGTCCAGCATCCGCTTGCCGTCTTTGTCAAACGTGAAGACGTCAACCGGGATCGAGGCTATCGTCTCACTTATCAGGTTTACACATGCCCATACGGTACCCAGCTGGGTTGCGGCATCAGGCGTGTATGTTTTCGCATCATTGACCGGAAGCGATATCGGCTCTCCGTATTGATATCCGGTGTAATCTCCGTTACCGCTGAAAAAGCGCGTGAATTTTGCCCAAATTCCCATATACTGACCTCAGATAAATACAGGTTCCGGATCCTGCTGCCAGTCCTGCCATGTGTGTTCAATATCTCTTTTCATTATAATGTAAAACGCTGATAACATCGCGAAAACGCCATCAATTTTATTTTCATTGCGTTCTTTTCGCGGATATATATTGTCATTCCTATCCGGTTTTACTGTGACATTTGTCAGCATCCAGAGAAAAACCGGGTTGCCGTCAAAGTGTATGCGATTCTGCATGCTCAGCTGTTCAACGAATTTCATCGGCTCAGACAGGGTTTTAGGTCCCTGAACTACCTCATACATCTCTATGCCCTCAGCGCTCAAAGTCTGCGCGAGCTGTGTGCAGTTCCACGGATCATAACCCACGCCCAAGCATTGATAGTCTCTTGTATCTGTCATCAGGTAGCGCCCGATATCGTTATAATCAGTTACGGAACCTGGCGACAAGTGAAACAGGCCGGAATTAGCCCAGCCCTGATATTGTGAGTTTCTGCTAGACTGTACTGTATCTTCCGGCAGCCAAAACTCCGGAAATACGTAATAATGAAGAACATTATCAGCATCAGGACGCCAAAAAACGCGCACGGCCGCGGTGACATCGAGTTTTGTAGCCAAGTCAAGCCCGTAAACGCATTCAGTCCCAGAAAAATCTTCTAGCCTGACATCATGCTGTATGCATTTCTGCCACTGTTTTAGGCTTATCCACGCCGCCGCGGCCTGAACCCACACATTTAAGCGCTTTGTCTTGTAATCGTTTTCAGCAGCTGGGGAAACAAGCGCCGAGGCCCGCTCTGACCTGATAACATCATGATCCAAATGGCACCAGTTCGGGTTGCTCTTCTGCAGGGCCGCGTCTGTCTTCCAGTCGTCATCAGGATCGATACTGTATATCAGCCCGAATTTATGATCATCCCGGACGGTTCCGTCAAGTATTTTTAATATTATTTGGTGCTGCTCATAGCAGATACAGTCTATTGACCCGCCCGCGGTCGTGATAGTCCAAAAAAGAGACTGCGCGCGCTTGCCTAATGATTTGGTAACCACGTCAAACAGCTTTCTTGTTTTATGCGCGTGCAGCTCATCCATGCAGGCAAAATGCGAATTTAATCCCTCATTAGTAGAATCTTCCGACGCTTTAGGCAGAAATTTGCAATTTTTGTCAGGGATAAGCAGCGCGTTATTCAGGATTTTCAGCCCGAACGCGTCTGCTAACTCCTGTTTGCTCTGCTGTGCCATTGCTTTTGCATCATCGAAGACAATGCGCGCCTGGTCACGTGTCGTCGCAAAACTGTAGACATCCGCGGATAATTCGCCATCAGCGCATAGCATATATAGCGCAACAGCTGATGATAATGTACTTTTCCCGTTTCCACGCGGTACCTCAAGATAGACAAAATTAAACCGTCTCCGGTTGTTTTCTGTCTTTTTCCATCCGAAAACGGTAGTAATAAAAAAGCACTGCCAGGGTTCAAGCCGCAAATGCTCACCCGCCGAAGGTCCTTTGATGTTTTTCAGGAGCTCGGCGAAGGTGCAGACGCGATTAGCAGCATCAGGATCAAAATAATAAGGAAAATCCGCGCTTCTTTGCCGTTTCAGGTCCTTTTGCTGTCTTCTGCAAGCGTTGACCACGCCCGCCCGGCAGGCTGGTATCTTCCCCGCCAGGACATCCGCTATATATTGATTTGCTTTTGCTACATAATCGGTCATTAT